CAATATGCTTGAACCGGTTATGGTACCGGTGGCACTGATCACACCACCTGTCAATACATTACCACCGGTTATGTTTGCTGTGGCTGATACAACCGATCCCAATATGCTTGAACCGGTTATGGTGCCAGTTGCTGATACTAAGCCACCTGTCAATACGTTACCACCGGTTATGTTTGCTGTGGCCGAAATTGTGGACCCTACAGTAACACCATTCACAGCATTAAGGTTATTGGCACTGAAATTATTGGCTGTATAAATGGCTGTGGCATTTGAACTCAGCGTTTGATCACCAAGTTTTAATGTGGTTCCACTGAGATAGAGATCTTTCCAGTATTGTCCAGGACCGCCAAGATTGTATGTTGCATTGGCACTGGGCAAAAGGTTGCCGGTTATGTTGCCAGCAATTGACAAATTACCACCAATGTTTACATTGCCTGCGGCACTGATCAGGCCACCTGTTAATATATTGCCACCTGTGATGTTGGCACTTGCACTAACAACTGAGCCTAGAATACTTGAACCGGTTACGGTTCCAGCGGCAGATAACAATCCACCAGTTAATACGTTACCACCGGTTACGTTACCTGCGGCACTGATCAGGCCACCTGTGAGCAGGTTGCCAGTTGTGGTATTTCCTGTGACACTGAGTGTGGTCAAAACTCCAATATTGCTGGCTGTGACACCGGTCAATTGTGATCCGTTACCGATAAAGTAATTGCCGGTGATGTTGCCTGTGGCACTTACTACCCCGCCAGCTGTGACGTTGTTGTTGGTCGCAACATTGTTGGCATAAACCACAGACCACACACTTGTGGCATTGCCCAGAGTAAACGTATTGTTGCTGGTTGGTATGAGATTACCACTTGCATTGGGTATAAATCCGCCATAGGGCAAACTATTCCAAGCAGTGACTCCATCACCGTATTTGATCAGGTCAAGATCAGTGTCCAGACCCGGTTCAGCCAAGGCCAATATAGGATTGGCCGCGTACCAATTTGCTGTGGTATCTCTGCGTAGTTGTATTGTGGTACCAACGACTGGTGGTGCTGGCATGTTACGCTCCTCCCCCGTCTACTACCAAGCAGTTACCGGCATTGAATGCAGTACCGCCATTGATCCAAAGTCCAAACACACCAGCAACATATTGCCAACTTGTGGCTGAACCATCTGTTTGTAAAAACTTTTGTGAGTTACCAGTTTGCGAGGGCAACTTGTCTCCGCCATATGGTGTACCGTTGGCATAGTTGATGCTGACATCATTGGCAGGTAATGTTATGTTGCCAACAGTGTCAAATTTCCAACTGTAAATTGATGATAAATCACTAGTAGTGGTCTGAATAAAAATATCTGAATTTTCATACACAGTACCAATTGTGGTATTGTCAATTAAAATATTTCCAGTATTGGCACTGATTGCAACAGTGACAGCATTGCCAACGCTGGTTGAAACCACTCCGGGTCCGGTAAAGTTAATGAGATTGGCTGTGGTAGTGAGTGTGTTACCTTGGTTCTGAATAGTGATATTGCTACCACCGCCACCTCCCCCACCGGCAACAGGCAATCCACCGGGTGTGTTGCCGTCACTGTAATAAATGCCATTGGAGATTGGATCCCACCAAAGGCGACCTTGTTGACCCACGTAGGTGCTTGCGTTGGCGTTGTTGTCTCTGCTGGTAAAAAAGTTTTGAATGTACGGGGTTGACATGTGGTGTGTCCCCCTTTAATATCGGTCTAAACGGTCGCGTCGTCTTTTTAATAGATCTAACACAAGGCTTGATTCATCCTCGTTACGAACTTCCGGAGCGTCTGACCCCACTTCATTAGTATCTTCATGGTTGACAAAATTATCAGGATTGTCAGGATCTTGATTGATAATTTGATTGATTACTTCACTTTCCTTGCCACCCTGTTGCTTGAGCAATTCAAGTTCTTGTTGCAATGGTGGAACCATGACAGGTGCGTCGGGCAATGTTTCGCCAGCAGGTGCTGCCACTGTGGGTGCTCCACCGCCAGCAGGTATGTTGATCGTGATAGGTATCGTGATAGTTGTGCCGCCGGGTGCAGTATCTTCTCTAATGAATTCTCTAGCTCTCATAGGATTCCTGCGGCTGCTTGCAAGGCTCTTGATTCTGGCGTGGGCTTGTGAACTTTTTTGGTCTCTAATCCAGCCGCGGATCTCATGCTGTTTAAATCAGTTTCATTCTCAGCACGATAAGCATCAGGAGTGAGTGGAACCAGTCGTGCAAATTCCTGTTCGGACCAGTCATGCTCTTGGCCCTTGTAGTGCATGCGCCAGTTGGTGGGTTCAAATTCTGTCAGGGTTGATAAATCATCCAGCAATGTTTGTATGTAACGTGGTGCGGCTCTGCGTCTGCGTAGTTCAAGATACACTAGATAGCGACTGGGTTTGATTTCGCCAGGTGAACGATCTGCGTCCATCACAAAGTCATAGCCTTTTTCAAACCAGGCCACTAGATCTTTTGCGGCACTCAAATCTCTCACAAAAAAGCTCAGCACAATGATGTCATCATCGTCGCCCATTTTTGCCGCAAATTCGTCCACATGAACAGTGGGCTTCATCATGCCCTCTAGGTCTTTGTATTGCAAACCTTCAAACAAAGGTTGCCCGGGATTGAATGGGTTCTGAAGTGGTACGTTTGAGCTCATAGTAGTATATTTAGTGCTAATGTAAAATGATTAAATCTTAGGATACTGTGCTTTTACTGCCGCACATGCGGCGTAGTATGCTTCTAAACGACTGTTATCTCCGCGACTGGCCCAGTACATGGCATCAGCAAAATCAGTAATGGGAGGATATTGATTTTTTCTTTTGCGTTGATATTCTGTCTGATCAAATTCTTGTTGTAGTCTACCAATTTCGTCCGCAATTTCTTGTTCAGTTGGCTGTGTCTGATCAGTGTCTATCCATTCTAGATCATCAACCGTGGCACCGCGTAACACCCACTGTGCTCCGGGTCTAAGTGATTGCAATGCTGTGGGAATGTCGATAATGGGGTTTATTATCATGGTGCTATCTCCGTAATAGTAATGGTTGAAGTTATTCCGTAGCCAGCATAATTTACAGATATTGTGCCAGCACTCCATGACGCTACTAACATGTTATAAGTTATACTGGTTCCTGCGGCCTGACCAGGACTGTCTAGGTATTCTCGAACCACAGTCCAACTGTTGGTACCAGCGCCATTGGCACTTCCTGCCCAGCTATCACCTGCGGCACCATCGACACCTACTAATCTGGTGGTTGTGGCACTTATGGTTCTGCTCATGCCTATGTTCAGACCACCCGAAGCAGAAGCATATCCTTGTGCCACAAACTGAACAAGAAATTTACTATTTGCTATTTTTGATGTAATTGCCAAAGTGCCGCCAGTACAGGCGGTATAAGTCTGAATGGCTGTTATTGCGGTAGTATTGCCAAAACTTTTAAATCCAATCTGTATCGGAGTACCACTAGCTGAGATTACACCACTGAGCAGTAAATTTCCACCAGTAATGTTGCCAGTGCCAAATGTTCCTGTCCCTGCAGAGAAATTATTAATACTAAACATCGAAACTGTGGTGCCGCCATAATTTGCCACATACACAAATCTACCAGTTGGGTCAACAGCTACGCCGTGTGGATTAGCTCCTGTGGCAACAGCAGTGGTTATGCTGGTCAATGCACCGGTTGACTGATTGATGCTGTACATTGAAACTGTGCCGCCGGTATAATTTGACACATACACAAATCTACCAGTTGGGTCAACAGCTACGTCGTTTGGTGCCACTCCTGTGGCAACAGCAGTGGTTATGCTGGTCAATGCACCAGTTGACTGATTGATGCTGTACATTGAAACTGTGGCGCTGTTATAATTTGGCACATACACAAATCTACCAGTTGGGTCAACAGCTACGCCGTTTGGACCAGATTCCGTGGCAACAGCAGTGGTTATGCTGGTCAATGCACCGGTTGACTGATCGATGCTGTACATTGAAACTGTGGTGCCGAAATAATTTGCCACATACACAAATCTACCAGTTGGGTCAACAGCTACGCTGATTGGATAAGATCCCGCGGCAACAGCAGTGGTTATGCTGGTCAATGCACCGGTTGACTGATTGATGCTGTACATTGAAACTGTGCCGCCGGTATAATTTGCCACATACACAAATCTACCAGTTGGGTCAACAGCTACGCTGATTGGACCAGTTCCTGTGGCAACAGCAGTGGTTATGCTGGTCAATGCACCAGTTGACTGATTGATGCTGTACATCGAAACTGTGGCGCTGCCATAATTTGCCACATACACAAATCTACCAGTTGGGTCAACAGCTATGCCTTCTGGACTAGATCCTGACGCAATCGCGGTGGTTATGCTAGTCAATTCACCGGTTGACTGATTGATGCTGTACATTGAAACTGTGGCGTCGAACAAATTTGGCACATACACAAATCTACCAGTTGGGTCAACAGCTACGTCGTATGGTCCGGCTCCTGTGGCAACAGCAGTGGTTATGCTGGTCAATTCACCGGTTCCTTTATATACTATTCCTCGAGGAGCTACCACTTGATACGGTGTTTTAACAAACGACGTACTTAACAATGCATTTCCAGTTATGGTTCCAGTTGCACTCACAAGTCCGTTGGTTAAGATATTACCACCGGTTATGTTACCCGTACTACTGACTGGATTAGAGCCCAAGGCAGCCAAATTAGCCACTACATTGGCGTTGCCATATATGGCAATACCAGTCAATTGTGATCCATTTCCAAGAAAATAATTGCCAGACACATTGCCAGTTGCACTCACAAGTCCAACTGTTAATATATTACCACCAGTTACGTTTGCAGTGGCCGAAACACGTCCGGCAGTTAGTAAATTTCCAACTGTGGTGTTGCCTGCAATTACCGCGGTATTGCTGACACTGTCAAATGTAAATCCTGCACTGGCACCTGCGTTGCCACTGTTGTTGTACAACACATAGGTGTTGGCTCCAGGAGCCGCTAAATTACCTGTAATATTACCAATAATGTTGCCCACAAAAAATGCGGAAGTAACAATATTGCCTGCAGAACTATACACACCCAAGCTGTTTTTTAACAGGGCGTTGCCGCTTAAACTGTTTAGTCTATCGTTGGTTGTGAATCCAGCCATGTATACCTTGCTGTGTTGGGATTACACAGCCGGTCCGGGCGAGGCACCAGGTTGCTGTTCGAGTGATTGCTGGGCCTGTTGTGCTTGTGCATCACTTTGATTTTCTTCTCGGTCTAGATCCTGCTCATAGGCTTGATCCAGTTCGTCAAGATCAATGTCTTGATCTTCCATCTCGATTGATCCTGTACGTATGTCATTCATCAAGGCCTTGGGCATGGTGATTGCAACCAACCATACTTCTTGAACCATGAGCTTGGCTTTTTTGGTACCAGGTCGATAATCACTAGGATCTGTAATTTTAACGGGAATTTTTATTTTTTGTTTTTTGTACTCAACTTCGCAATCAAATGCCAGCAATCTGCGTCCGCCTCTGGGATCGGGCATCATTTTCTCGGGCCACATAAAGGTACAAGTCACACGGTACTTGCCAATTTCCGGCCCGTCAACCAATTCACCAATTTCCCAGTTTTTAAATGCGTAGATATCAACTTCGTCCAGCACACGCTCAAAGTCCAGTAACGTGGTTAGACTTCCTTCGCTCATGTAGATGTCGCGAATGTTGTCGGCCACTTGCCAATAATCCGTGTGATCTTTGAAAAGATCCCGATCGCGGACGCCGAATTTGTTATGTGTTTGCATAGTTTATTATTTACCAGAGTTGCCACACTACACAAACTCTTGATAAAACATCGCCTGGTCAATATTTAGCAACCCAGATACCAAGAAATAACACCAGGTTATCTGTTTTGCACACTCCGTAAATAGGCATGTCCGAGAGGACTTTTACCAGGAGAATAGCACTTGAGTAGACAAAGGTCAGCGAAAGCACAAAAACGTATGAATCAGGCAGTAGAAAACACCATCAGCTTTAATCCAGCACCCAGGGCCAAACCCCGGCGCATAGACTTGATCCCTCGCACACGAAATCAAGAACGCTTGGTAATGGCTCTACAAGATCCTGACAGTCACATAGTAGTCACAGTGGGACCCGCAGGGACGGGCAAAACTTACTTGGCTATGTTGGCGGCTATCAAAGCCTTGAGAGAAGGCACATGCGATCGTGTGGTAATGACTCGCCCAGCAGTGGGAGTTGAGGGAGAACAACATGGTTTCCTCCCGGGCAATTTGGTTGCCAAAATGGAACCTTGGACTCGTCCGCTATTAGACGTCATGCGCGAATATTATCGTGCCCAGGACATTGTAGCCCTTATAGAAGATCAGGTAATTGACATTTCGCCACTCTCGATGATGCGAGGTCGAACCTTTAAAAATTCATGGATTATTGCCGACGAAATGCAAAATGCAACCCCGGCACAGGCCAAGATGTTGATGACTCGAATAGGGACGAATAGTAAGATTGTAATGACCGGAGACGTAGAACAAACCGACATTAAACATGGCAGTAATGCTCTTGTCGATTTGTGCGAAAGGTTACAGAAGGGAGGTGGTGTTGAAGGTCTTGTAGTTTGTCCGTTTGAAAATCGTGACATACAAAGACATCCAATTATTAGTAAAATATTGGAAATTTACAAAGATTGATAACATACACTATTAATTAACTCGTCTCGAGATATTGAACATTCTCTGCCGTTAGATCTGTTACTGGCGGCAGAGATTAGTTCAAGATTTTCTCGTGATGCAATAATTGCTGGATGTATATTTTGATGAAATCCTTCATATACCGAAAACTTATGATCCCACTCGTGTCCGGGTGTTGCTTTTAACTTATAGTGTCTAATTACAACATAAGTTAAACTTCTCACTAGTTTTTGATATGCTATAAATTCAGGATTAATCTGAACTTTGTCACGATCCTCTACATTGTTTATTTTGAGAAATCGATTTAGTGCCTTTGGGCCAATGTTATATTTGGTACATAACTGTCGTTTAGTAAGATGTGTAGTTTTCCAATCGTTGAGCATCTGATCTTTTTGTTCAACTGGCAAATCCTTCAAGGTTCTGAATGCCTTATTAAAAGTTAACTGATGCTGATCGATGTATCTAAGAAGTACCACATCACTGATCTTTAGTAATTTATAAACCTTGTACAACGAGTTAGTATTAAGTAAATTTTGAACTTGATCAGGAGTAGTAGTGCTTTCTAATCTTCTAAATGCCGGAGATGTAGTCATATTATTTCCTTTTTGTATTTATACAAAGGTGCTACCTTTTATACATTAGGAGATATATTTTTATTCTACGCAGTTTAGGAGGTGATAATTTCGTAGATTTCCCGCCAATTTTTGACACGTGGTATAATGGGATTATTGTAATCCAGATTGTGTCCGTGTTCCATTAGGAGAGGGTGCAGGCCCAAACTTGCACCCACTTCGCAATTTATAAATTTATCCTCAATCCACCATAATCCAGATCCTTGATATGGTGCAAGAGCATCGTCTTTGTCAGCCCCAGTGTCTAAGAACACAAATTTTTCAAAAGCAGTTTTCCCAAACAATTTACGCAGATTCATTTTACGAAGTTCGCATGCATTTTCATCTTTACTTAGACTTGTAATAGCGTGAAATACATATCCATGTTCTTCGTGTAATCTTTTTATATAATACATAGCATCGCGTAAAGGGGGTAAAAATCCCATGTGAGCTGATTCATTAAAAATTCTAATTAGTTTTTTACCTTGTTCTTTATCTATTCCATAACGAGTTCCGATGTCATATTTGAATTGGCTGCCTTCTTGTTTAACAAACCCGTGTTGTTGCATGTATACTCCAAATGCATATTCCCAATCAAGGGCTACGCCGTCAATGTCTGTTAAAATAATTCTGTTTTTCATTTAACTATCCATCCTTTGTGTGTTTAGGGTTGTATTTTTTCATGATATTTTTGAGCAGTTGAATTGACAGCCCGGTTGTTGTGATAAATTGTTGTAGAATTCGACAGTAGCAGGTTGATCAAGTATTTGACTTAGTGTTGTGTCTGCGATTTTATATGATGATTTGTTTTTGCCAAACGGTGTTTTATAATAGAATCTATAGTCGTGTAAAAAACAACAAGGGACATAATGGCCAATTGCAGAAATAAAATGATGGTTCCCGTCAGCACATTGTGGCTGTAATTCAAAGGTTGTTCCATTATTTTTCCATTTTTGTTGATTCACATAGATGGAATTTAAAAATTCTTCCTTGGGCTTGAAATGCTCAGTTTCATCATCAAACCTAGCACTTTTTTCAACTTGAAATGTGTCAATTCCTATTTGTTGACTTAATAACCGAGCCGATTCGGTATCATTTTCATTATAATTAAAAACAATATATTTCCAAACAGTTGTTGCTGGAGATTTTGCACAGGTCAACATTGCTTGATGTATTGATTCCCAATCAGCATTGATTCTGTATCGTGTAAAATTTTCTGGTATGCCATCCACACTGAATACCACTGTGTCTGTGGAATCAAATACAGTTAATAATTGTTCCCACCATTCAACGGATCGATAACTGCCATTGGTAACAAGTCTAATTGAACTGCCTCTTTGTTTTAGTTTGCTTATTAATTCAAATAATTCTGGATGATAAATTGGATCACCATAATTGCCACAAAGTAAAATTTGTTTGCCTGTAAGATCACAATCTAAAAATCGCATGAGATCTGCAATATTAACGCTGTGATTTTTCCAATGTTGTGGCCATTGTTGTATAAATCTAGTTCGAGAACATCCGGGACATTTAAGAGTACAAATATTTGTGGGTTCAATATGAAACCCAGTGATATTATTCTGCGACGGGTTCGGTCTCAGGTTTGACAATTTCGTATCCGTTTTCTTTAAACAACCTTTCGATAGTTGCCTCGTAGTGTTGCATGTAGTATTCCACAATGCGGTCAAAGTCCTTGGGCACTTGTACCCCGCCCATGCTACATTTTAACACAGAGAGGGTTTTAAAGTCAAGTATCACATTGGCCGTTTGATGGTCGCGACGTTTTAAATTCTTAGAAACAGCCATTACTTCGTCAGTTTGACCTGTGGCTTTTTTATAATAAGTTAAAATTAGGTATCTCATGCAATTTTTCCCAGTTCGATTAATGTAGCACTTAAATTAATTTCGTGATCTGCAACCAACGGAATATTAGCCATGCCATCTCGAATCACACTAATTGCTTGATCTTGTTGTTCTAATGTTTTACCCCATAGGCTCAAGTTGTTGTACAACCATGTGAATATTTCTTCTATTTCCTCGGCCGTGGAGCTTTGACATATCAATGTTCGAGCTTGACGAACATGTCCTTGTTTGTACATGTCCACAGCTTCTAGTCTCCAATCACGTATGCTTTTATCGGCCGCATTGGGCGGATTTAATCGTCCGTCTTGGCTGTTGGGTTGTAACAAGTTCAGACACTTGCGCAGATCCGGATATGTTGCTTTGACGTAAGTGTCCAGCATATCCAAGTCAAATTCCACACCTTCTGTGACCAACACAGTGGCCGCACGAGCAGTAAATTCTGTATGGTCAGTTTTGGTAATATGGAATCCTTGACAACGACTGTGTAGCGGTGCAATAATTTTGTGTGGATAGTTGCAGGTAAGAATAAATCTAACTGTTTGACTGTAGTCTTCCATCAAGTTGCGTAGTGCAGGTTGTACTGAATTAGGATTCATGTAATCTGCTTCGTCAATCAGTACAATTTTAAATTCGCCAAATGGCATGGTTTGACAAAAGGATATCAACCGGTCAACCCATTCAACCTTACGTGCTTCTTTGGATCCATTGGCATACAAGACATCATGTTCATCCACCCCAAGTTCGTTGATCAGCAATTTGGCCAATGTTGTTTTGCCTGTACCTGCAGATCCCGACAACATCAAATGCGGAATTGATCCATCACGTACCCATTGTTCCACTTGCTCACGTTGAGTTTGATCCACAAAAACATAACCATCCACAGTACTGGGACGGTATTTTTCTACCCATAATTCTTTCATTTGTCTAGCTCTCCGCCTGTGCATGCCCCGTCTTCAAAAAATTGGGCCATTGCTTGTTTACGATATTCTTCAAGTTCTGCTAGTCTAGCCCGTTCGTCTGCATCTTCTTGAAGGTCTTTGAATGTTGGTATTTTATTATTGGGCGTATCGTTGTTCATTTTTTACTCAACACCTTCCATGCTTTTTCTTTTTCCTGCTCCGCCAACCATTCTGGTTCGTCGCTGAATTTGCTGGTATTCTTTAACATCTCGTCCACAGCAAATTTTACACGATATAAGTCTTGTTTGCAAGGCCAATTGACATAACCCGTCATGCGAGAATCAGTGGCACCCCAATACATCTTTTGGCATTCGCTGATGACTTTGTCTACGTTCCAGTCAATTGTCATGAGTGTTGCATGTGACCAGGAGCGGCTTCTACATGAACAGCATCTGAGAATGTTTCATCCATGGGCATTTGATCAGTTTGTATCAAAATGTCATCGGGGTCGATTCTACGCATAGTTTTTTTTCCTGTTTCATCTTCAATATCAATACCTCTAGTCCAACGACCGTGTGCCACACATACCCATTCACCAACAGTGACATCCTTTTGATCAGGCCCTACGGCATAAACTTGCCCCCAGCGTGGACGAATTCCTGTGCTCTTGCCATTGTCGTTGAGTAGCACAATGCCCGATTTGGTAAAACGTTCATCAAACACCATGTCACTCACAATTACACTATTGCCAAGTGCTCGTAACTGATCACGGTCAACACGATGTGCGCTGAATGCTAATTTAGTCATTTTTTTCCTTGAGTTGGTGGTTGGCTGGTTTGATTTTGATATTGATTTTTTACTTGTTCACTCTTTTTTCTAATAACATTGTTGTTGTCATCAATTTCGTCTCCACGGGCATTCACACGCATGTTACCCACAGCGCGAACTTTTTCGTTTTGCAAACGAATTGCACCCATGTCTACTGCTTTGCCATTAGCTGATCTATATACATCTTTTGTCATGTCTATCTCCTAAAACAATATTTAACGCAAAAACTCTTCTGCGTTTAAATCATAATATAGCGAGTCAATTCTGTGTACCCCCAACAGGTACAACACATAACTTGCCACACTCGATCCACGTCCCACACCCCATATCACGTGATTGTCACGCATGACATCCACAAGATATTTCAAATAACGCAACAGGTCAAACAAGCCACGTTCTTGATACAACAGCAATTCATGCGCCACACGCTGTAGTTTCTCTTCTGTATCACACAGGCCGATCACAAGTTCTGCAATGTCCAACTGCTTGTACTCCGCGGGCATGTGCCAGGTGCTTTGTTGCATGTCATCAAATGCCTGTTGGGCATTGGGTTCGGACCAGTAAGTGAACTCTGGCACACGTTCTAGCCAATAGGCCGCGGCTTCCACATCCACAGTATCATCAACCAATGCACCTGAGACACTTTCAAGATCACGTCCTTGCATGATCAGTTCAAACAAGTCTGATTCATCAAGTATGATTTGTCCTACTGTGTCAGTTTTCATTTTTGGTAAATTTTCCATACACCACTGTGTTGTCTGTTGTTGGCACAGTTTCTTCTGGCCACATTAATCCGTATTCGATCCAGGCACTGGGCTTGACCTTGACCACGTTATCCGGCACAGGCTCCAGTTCAATGGTTTCATGTTGTGTTGTGGATTCATGCCACCACCCTGGGTTGGCAAAAGGACCTGATGCGTCTTCTTCATCGTGCATGTACCATACATCATCGCCTAGTGAGCTGGCAATATCCAACTGTGCCACTGTCATACGACCTTCCATGATAGCATTGAACTTGTAGTATAACATCATTCCAATGATCTGGTCAACCGGTTCTTCAGGTAGGGTGGTAACATTCACGCCCATCATGGCAAACAGTTCAGCACGTTCTTGATTGGCCATGCTGATAAAAACTGTGTTGGCTATTTCGCCATGCACAAATGCCTTGATTCGATCTAGTGCAATATTGGTACTGGCTGAATCTGCGGACTTGGTCAATAAATTAAGATTAATTTCATAACTGTTCATTTGAAGTTGCTCTTCAAAATAGATACCCGCCAAAAATTCCAAACTGTATTGTAGTCTAACGTTCATTTGATGTTTATCTTGTTGTCAAAGTTGATTTGTTCGCCGTCGATCTTTTTGTAAGATTCCTGCAGGCGCGATTGATATTTGTTTTGAAACGTTTCAATGGCCATCCGCAATTGGTTACACAAGTGAGCATTGCCCATTCTTGTGGCTATGTTGAGTTTGTTTGAAAGTTCCGAAATCTTACTACCGAGTTCATCAATAGTGAGATCGTCAATATTACCAATTAAAGGATGTTCCATGTTGCTAGTTTACACTATTACAACTGGATTGTCAAGTGTTTTATTAACCGAAGGTACAACCGTTGTTGCCAATGCAGAACCATTTGGAGTTGGTGTATTGCAAAGTGCATCCGGCACCAATTGTGGCAAATGTAAGAGTACCTGTACCGCTGGATTTCCAACCAGCATTGGTCACTGTGATAACCATGTTGCCTGAGGCAATGGCCACAGCACTGAACACTTTGATTTGTCCTTCTGCACCTGCGGCCAGGGTGCCTGTTTCGGCCGCGGCAGTTGTGAAATAACTGGTTGTGAGAGTTAAACTTGCAGCGCCACTGGCTGCCAAATCTTCACTGCCGGTCAAGAACAGTGGATTGGTAAATCTGTTTCTGGGCCTAGTGAGTTCGCTGAGGTAAATCGTAGTTCCGCCATCTTCAGTATGGAACTGGAATTCGTATGTGCCGGTTTCCTTAAAGGTAATCACATTACTGACGATACCCTGAATACCCAGCACTGATGCCGCACTGGCACTGGTCCCTACTGCGGCAGGTAGCGTTAATGTATATGCGGTACTGGTCACAGTAACTCGCACAATTACCCAGGCTTGTGTGCCCGAAGCGGGGAAATTGCTAAATGCTAGAGTAACACTGCCAGCAGTACTAAGAGTTTGATAATGTCCTGAAGCATAGTTGATGGTATTAGAACCTGACACTGAGCCCAGTGCAACTCGGGTAGCACCAAAATCCTGTATGGTGGCATTGTATAACAAACTACCGCCCATATCGTTGTCTAATGTGGTTCCTGTCAGTGCAGATTTTAATACAACATTGTTCTGCAAATCAGTAATTTCGTTGGCTGCGGCCGTAAAGTTTGTTTTGATGTTGGTAAAGTTATCACGAAAACCTTGTGAGTTGTTGTCTTGTCCAGCGACCGGATACGATCCGTCGATGTCATTGGGGTTAATTTGACTTGCCATTCTTTTTGTCCTAGTTATACCAATATATTGGCTTTGGGAAATACCAGATATTTATCATCACGATCTGTAGGATCGTAAGTATCAACTGGTGATATAAATTTCATGCTACTTTCGTCGAATATAGTTTCACTGACACTAGATTCTACCACTGGTAACCAATTTATCAAAGTATAACCGGGCGCTGGAGCAGATGGATAATAAAATTGCTCTCCAGCAAACCGCAATCCACGCTGAATTTGTACAAATTGTGACTGTGCGGTCATCTGAGTCGGGGTCAGTGTAACCAATCTAGTGGTAAAATCAACTGATATAGTGTAAACTGCCATGCGTTGATTTCCAAAATCTGCAGTCATTATGCCCACAGCTGAAGTTAATGTTACAACATCACCGGGTATGCCATCCGCTGACGTTTCACTTACTGTAAAATAACGTGTGTTTGCTGTCATTGTTCCTGAACTGGTGCTGAGAGTTTCAAAGCCGCCGCCCAAGGTCAATGACACTTTGAACTGTGTTGAATTTATCACTGTCACATAGTAAGGTTGTGATTCTAATGACGCATTTAAAACATCAATCCCGCCAAACGTGTTGCCCGAAAACCAAACAATATCATCATTGGCTAAATTTGCGGTGCTGTTGCAGGTAATAATATTAGTGCCCGCTGTGGTTGCTGTGCAGGTCACTCCCACAATGGATTTCACATAATACACTTGTGTCAGCTGGTTAACACCATATTCTTGTATGCCACCAAATACATCGCCCGAAAACCAAACAGGATCATTAACTGCCATACCCGTAGTTTCGATGGCTTTGATATAATCAGATCCAGAGATTGATTGGGTACAATCATAAAGATATCCACCAGGTATAGTATAACTTTCATCAAACCAGGCTCCCGAAGTTTCGGTACTGTATCCAGTATCGTCATACAAATCAATATAATTTTGCCAGGCTTCATCGGGTGTGGCGTAAACAGTATTGGTATAGTACTGTTGTCTAACAAATATTAAAGTATTGCCATTTATACCCGACAGCTGCCCATCAAGCCCGCCTAATTCAGCAATGTATTCTAAGGTACGATTATTAACATCTGCATAGGCCAATCTGGTAGCAATATCAACATAGCCAGCAAATGGCTTCGCACCTGACGCATATCTGTCAAATGTGGTCAACGTTGGTGTAGGAGCCCAATTTTGAGTTACTGTATCCCAGTTACGACTCAAGGTATGATCTAATATATATCGATCTACTTTAAAGTCAACTGCATTTAATTGATTTTGAAATTGTGTTTGTATGTAATATGCAATTTGTGCGCCATGTCCTGGATTAGCATAGCATATGACCCAGGCTGGAGTAAAGCCCAATATTCGACCATCTGATTGCTTTGATGTCATCCACAATGGCAACTTTGATGATATCTGCCCCACAACATCAATCACCTGATCTCGCATGTTGACCAAACTGTTGGGGTACACTTGTGTGATTTCTGTACTGCCATCCGCAGGATCTACAAAAGCATAAGGTGTGTTTACAATTTTGTTCACACTGGCTCCTGAATTGTTCACCAGATTGTCAATGATTTTGCTATACACAACTTCGTACACAACTTCCCCTGTGATAGGATCCACTGCCTGCGCTACATCAATTTCCCCCAACACAAGATTTTTCCAATAGTGATTTAGATATAAACTTTCGATATACACATCCAACAGGTCCGGAGCAAGACCAAAAGCATGTTGATATGTCACGCGGCGTGCTTTGCCAAAATATGGATCATTGGGTCTGTAAAGATATTCAGGATTAAAAATTTCTTCATTGTTTAACAAATTTTCAATAACCAAACGATCGTTAGCCGGCGGCATGGCCTGGATAGATAAATTTTGATAGGGCTTGTTGTAAGTATGCTTTACTTGCACTGTGAATGTTTTGTACACACTTACCACGTCTCGAATTCCAGTGGGTCGCATGACCGGGGTTAGTACTGCTCCGCTGCCGCCATACCCAGCCAATATTGTTAATGTGGCTGGACCAGTATATCCTGAACCAGTATCAGACAATGTGATATCAGTTATTGTGCCAGATTCCACGGTTACTTGACTCACTTGTGCTGCCACTGCACTGGCACCAACAGGAGTGCTGAATGCAAGAGCAGGAGTGTCGATACTGCTGTAGCCAATTCCACCATTGTTTATTTCTACTTTTGATACATTATAAACAATTTGTTGAGTATCTTCTGCGTAGGCGTTCACCGTGAATGTAAACTTGGTGTCAAACGTGGTTTCTTGAATTGTAGCATTTCTTACTACCGTTTGCGTGGCATCAAATGTTGTGGTTCCAAGATCTATAGCAAATGTGTTAAAGGTTACCCGTCCGGATAATTCACCAGTTGGCAATAGTTTTAGCCCTTGTGGTAACAAATTATACGCACCACTTTTTAGTCGATATTGCAAAGTCCTACCACCAACATTTATGGCCTGAATTGACAATAAACTGGTGGCGCCGTTTTCAATAACGCCCAAATCATACGGTGTGGTCCAAGTAACTTCGGCATTAATAGCTCCGGATATTTCCAATACAAACGGATACGGATCACTGGCCACAACCAAGTTGGCAGTAACTGATCCAGCGGCCGTAGATAGTGCTACTGAAGAAGTAGCGTCAGGCTTAATGGCTACAGTGAACTCGGTTATACTCTCTAGTGAGAAAACATAATATACCTGTGTGGGGCTGGCTGTGATACCACCAAAACTAGTACCAGTGAATACAATAGGTTGTCCTATATTGATTTGTGCTGTGCTGTTGCAGGTAATAATATTAGTGCCAAATTCTGTAGCGGTACAAGAGATAGGATCCCCCACAAAGTCACTTTGATATACTATGATGTTAAAACTGTAGTCAACCACCGTGACACCTTGGTCAGGAATATATCCATAGTACCATCCAGAAACAGGATCAAGTGTTAATCCTGGTGGCAACCCGTAACCTTGATTTACTCCAATGGCATATTTGAGATCGGGCGTATCGTAATCGTTGCCAAGAAACTGATAAGCATAGTAATTGTCCCCACGAACTGTGCCAAGATCACTAGGTAAACCATTAATTAAAAACGGTGCTCTTTCTGTGGTCTCGTCTGCTGTGACTGTGGTGTTGTCAGCTGTGATCTGTGTGGTGTCAGCAGTAAGAGTACTGCGGTTATAAACAAAAAATTGAAAAGTTCTTAAATTACTTCCTTTGCCGTCAGTAACTTCAAGGGTAAATTGATAGTTTTTGTTGTTGCCCGGAGCAACAACAAAATCATATGGGTATGCATAAATGGGTGTGAGGTCGTAACCTGGTGGTTGGTCGATATTATCAACAGGTTTAATATATCCATACAGCAATCCGGTGGGGCTCAATGAGACGCCACCGGGTAATTCTCCCCCTGCTAATTTTACAATCACAGTATCCCCGGGATCATTGTTGGTATATGTAATTTGATAATCTATTAGATCACCATCATAGTATGAACCAATACTACCAGCAGGGGTTATAAATTCTGGAGTTTGATTTCCTGTTACTGTGAGTGTGAACGTGCGATCTCGAATGCGATCAATAGTTTCGTCTTGGTTTTCTGTGTAAGCTCTAAGTGTAAATTTGCTGGTAACATCGCGATTGACATTATATGGTACTCCTTGTAAACTGGCCAAAGCCTCTGGTATTCCCACAATCAACCCATTAGCTGAACATTGTATTCCGGCAGGCAATGAACCTGCAATTATTAAATAATAAACTGATGGCCTGAATACAGCGGTCATAGATCCAGTTTCAGTCGTTAACTCCACAGGAGAAGTTCCTCCATAAGCAGCATTAATTCTAAATTGTGTACTGCTAATTACGTCTAACACATAGTATTCTACATAAGGACTGATGCCACCAAACACAGTTCCAGTAAACATCACAAAAAGTTCAGGGTATATTCCTTCGGTGCTGGTGCAAGTAATAACATTTGTTCCTGCAGTAGTAGCAGTACACGTGGGTGTGTTTGGCAACGGATCAGTAGTTACCAACATGGTATTCTGATAAAAAATCCCCTCAGGTATAGTACCTAAACTACCAGCTGGGGTGATCCACACAGGTTGACTCATAGTTTTACGTTACCAAGGTGAAGTGCTAAATGCAACTCGATACCAAATCACAGAAGTAGCATCATATGCATAAATGCACACATACAAGTATGTCTCGTCAAACGCAATCATCCCGGGTAGGTCACCTTCTTGTCCTGCAGGTGATGCTGGAGGATCCACTTGAACCCGGTTATAGAGTTCAGTAAAATTATCATTGATCCACCCAAACGCTGTGCGTAATGGAGTACCTTGACCATCATTGGCTACATCGCCGATATTAATTATTTGCTGTGTCATATTGCAGTCCTGTTGCTGTATTTACCAAATACTACATGGCTGAACGCTAACTTGATATGTTACTAAATACACTGATTCGGAGAGATCAATGTCATATATTATTAACAATAGTCGTGGGCAATTACTAGTGGTTGTACCAGATGGTACAGTAAACACCACTGCCACAGATCTTTATTTGGTAGGGCGAGCCATAACAGATTACGGTACCTACGAAAACGAAAACTACGTATATTTGTTGGAGAATTTTGCCAATTCAACTGCACCATTGCAACCAATTTTGGGGCAACTTTGGTACAACAGCGACACAGATGTCCTGTCAGCGTACAGTACTGCAAATACCTGGGTGTCTTTGGCCAGTACTGCAAGTCCTGCATTTACCGGGACTCCCACAGCACCTACTGCGGCACCGGGTACCAATACTACACAAATTGCTACTACAGCATTTGTGACAGCGGCCATTGCAGCCGCGTTGGCTTAGACTGAAAAACTTGACCCGCAACCGCAAGTGGTTTGCGCTTGAGGATTAGTGATCACAAATTGACTGCCCTGCAAGTCTTCTTTGTAGTTGATTGATGCACCTTCTAGGTATTGCATGCTGATCGAGTCAACTACTAATTTTACATCTTCATAAGCAAAGTCAAAATCGTCCTCGTTCTTGACTTCTTCAAATGTGAATCCATAACTCATGCCCGAGCATCCGCCACCTTGCACAAACACTCTCAGCATGAGATTGGGGTTGCCTTCTTCAGCAACAAGTTCACGTAATTTTGCCACAGCACCGGTTTCTAGTATCATATTTTTCCTTGTGTATTAATTGTATTTACAAATTCTTTTGCTAGATTATAATTAGCACTTGACCCACAATGCATTAAATCTCTAGCATTGCCAATATCCCAAAAATTGTCGAATAAGTTATAATAAAATGGTACATTATGTTTGTTGCAAATATTTTGCATTGCTGATAAATTTTTACGCCTATTTAATTCGCTGTTTTGATCATGCAACAAGTATTGTTGTTGATATTTTTTCAACCAATGTGGCACATCACACTGTGGTAAAATACTTAACCAATTGCTGGAGGTGGCAGCAAAAATCTCATACCTAGAAATGCTAGGAACAGCACATGCTACAAATTGAATATTAAGATGTTCAATCCAATATTCAAGAAATCGGTAACAGGTATCTAGTGCCGCGCCGCCACTTCCAAGATTCCAAATTTTTTGTCCCAACATTTTTTCTAATTGTTTAGGCCATGTATCATCAGCGTGAATTCCTATACCCTGCGTAAGACTACATCCTAGTGCCAAACCAGCAGGTTGTTGATCAAATTCATCATCTCTAAATCCTTCGCTATTGAATTTATAAATTATGTCAGTGCCAATCCACCCTAGATTTTTGAGTCTTTCATAGGTTGTTTTGTCCGCACAGTTTGTTTTAAAATTTTGCTCAGTGTCTCCATGTCCACTCCATTTTTGAGTAGTTGATGCATAAATTTGATTGATATGATACGGGCCAGTATAAGGCATTATAGTCTTTCGTTACAAACATCCCAATCAATAATTTTCCAAATGTTGTCTAAGTATTTTTCTTTATCCCACTGGTAATCCAAACTCCAGGCATGCTCCCACCAGTCTATTAAACAACAGATGTCTGTGCGAACAGCATGATTGGCAATGGTCTTGATCGCTCCCGACGTGCTCAAATAAACCCAACCTGATCCTTGGATCTTCATGGCAGTTTCTTTCACAGCTTCTTTAAAGTCTTCATAGGTTTCAAAATGCTCTTCTATCAACGCAAGTACAGCACCACGTGGTCGGTTGGCACCCTTGGGAGCCCGAAGCTGAGGGAAAAATTTATTGTGTAGAAAACTGCCAGCACGATTAAAATCCGCATTGCCTTCTCCTGCATTGTAACGTTTGGCGTAACCCCGGGCCAAATGTCCATAATGATATTCCAAACTTTCTTTACTCAACACAGGCTCAAGGTCTCGCTCACCGTAGGGTAAAGGGGTGGTTTCCAGTTTAGCCGGTCGGGTGCTGGCTTCGATAATCTGCATGTAATCAGTGATAGCAACGTGGTTCATATTGTATTTATTTCCTACGGGTAATACGTCCCTTAGTGAGATCGTATGGTGAAAATTCCATTTCAACTCTATCCCCCAGCAGTACTTTGATGTTGTTCTTGCGCATACGTCCGCTCAAGTGCGCCACAACCAAATTTTCAATTTTGTCTAGTTTTACCCGGAACATGGCGGCTGGTAAAACTTCTTCTACCCTGCCTTCCATGTTGATAACATCTTCTTTTGTCATAAGCAATTACTTATTGAAGTCCAAGGTGGCTGTGACCCTTTTGAGCCGGTCAAAACGGAAACTACGCCACTCTTGCTTCTCCACGTCATACACTCTGAGGCTATGCGGATCAGGTTCTTTCTTGGGTCGTTTGCTTTCACGCACAATGCCATCTACAGGTGCGGTACTGTGAGTTGGTGTCACAGCCACCTTGGGCGGAATCCTAGTGGGATCTACAGTGCAAAGCATTTCTCTGTCTGTGCCATCTGCCTTGACAAATGTAATAGTGATTTCACCATTAACTAACAATCCACGTACCCATTCACGTATTTGTTCTTTGCCCCGGTCATCAGCTTCTTGATACTGTGTGCCCGGTGCTCCACGGAGCAGTCGCACCACTTCTTGTTTTTCCCAAGCATCAAAACTTAAATTTTCAAACATATCAGTTCCTTTATCAGTTAATAAACGTTTCTTTTTCATGACCATTTGAGTGCAAACATTACAGCATCCTGCTCGTGCATGAACTTGAATTCCCGGTCCACTGTGCGGGTCCAGGGTCTAAATCCTGACCCATTCTTTTGTATATTAGCCATGAGCCATGCCATCATGGACACCCAATCTGCATCGTCTCTTGCTCGCACTCGATGCACACACTGGCTGAACATTTGGGCAGTTTCTGGTGACATGTGCTGTTTCATGACCATGTTAATGCAAACATTACAGCATGTTTCTCATCTTTGATTTCCACATAACCCCGGGCCGGAGTTATTGCAATCCTCATAACCCAGGTTTCTAAATCTCGACTACGCCATTCAATAAATTGACTAATGTTGTATCTCTCGCCATTTTCGTGACAGTTTTGTTGTATGTTTTCTTCTAGCCATTTTAGTACTTGCACACGATTTTTTTGATCAAATCGACAACGAGTCATGACCACTTCAACAAAAACATCATGTATTTTTGCTCATCCACAATTTCAACTGTTGAATGTATGGCATCAATACCCGAGTCTGACAGTAGCATTTGAATGCCGTACATGTCACGGAACCACTCAATCATGCCTGCGGTGGTTGCACATGCTTTGACGCCTTCATCAGATGCTTTGGCACGTTGCATACTAGACCAAAAAGATGCATCACCCAGTATGGTGTCCAATCTTTTTTCTGGTGTGGAATACAAATCATTGCTCAAGATTATCTACGCATCCTGGCGCTGTCTTGTGCTTCTTGCTGGCTGAACACAGGTTGCAAACAACTCTTGTGCATGACAGCAATACCAATGACCTCGGTGCCGGTATACACTTTGTGTACTGTGGAAGTGGATCCACCAGCAGTCACATGACTGGGTATGTTGTGTGTTGTATTACGTCCCGGAGGTGTGGTCAACTTGTATGTGAGTGCAGGTGCCTTGAGCGCACGACTACGACGCTTTTCATCAGCATCCACTTCCCACTTTTTTTGCAGTTCCTTCCATGAGGCATCTAGCTCACGGGCTTTTTTTGCTTCTTCAGCATTACGGAATTTTACCTTGCCACGTTTTTTACCGTTAAGGCTAAGGCTGGGATGGTGCAAGTGCATACTCATAGATTTCTCCAGTTATATGTACATATTATAGCAGATCCCGAATTATTGGTCAAGTAATACTTTTTACTTAAACAGGATCAAGGCCATGAATCCGGCTTGCAGTATAAAACCAAATCCAATTGTGATAATGTTCAGCATGTCTTTGAGCACAACCGCCCGAAAAAACAACAGAACTAGACCTCCCCAAAGAAACAAGATTAGATCCAGGCCGGGTGTTCGATCGCTCAGCCCGGTCATCAGGGCCAAAAAGGTTGGCAGGGTTGCACAATGTAGAACTATGGCTGCCAACCAACCTAGAGTATCTGCCGAAAGTCGGGCTAGGCTGTTTGTAAAGTAGTCACGAACAGCAACGATTGCAACAGGGAAATTAAAAGGCATTAACGTTCTCCGTAAAAGAAATATTATATAACATGTAAAAATTAAGTCAATACATAAATATAGGTGTAGTTCGCGGAACGGGAATTCCCAACTACTCTAACGCTTATAGGAGCAATCAGCATGAATATTTACTCAATTTACAAAGCAACTAATATCTGTAACGGAAAGGTGTATATCGGATACACTAAACACGGACTTGCACGTAGCATAGGTCATATATATGCCAAAAAAACAAATAACCCATTTCACAATGCAATAAGAAAATATGGCAAGGAAAACTTTTCTTGGGAAATTATATACCAATCCAAAGATCAAGAACACACGTTAAATGCTATGGAGCCTTATTTTATTAAGGAATACAATTCGTTCATTGACTTCGAAAATTCAAATGGTTATAACGCTACACTCGGTGGAGGAGAACATACTCATTCTGCACAAGCATTAATTAAAATGTCAAACCGAGCCATGGAGCAATGGAAAAATGTGGATTATCGAAACATGATGATAGAATTTAATAAAACCAAATGGTCTAACAATGAATTTCTTAAAAAAAGAACTCAAGGATGGGAAATAACAACGCCTCAAAAAGAAACAGTTATTTGTAAAAATTTAGCCGAATTCTGCAGACAACATAATTTAGATGACGGATGCATGGTTGCTGTTAGTAAAAATTATCGACAGCAACACAAAGGATACGTTTGCAAACGCATACATATTTTGTGATTCATTCATAGAAAATATGCTGACCGATTGTTGTAATTTTTTTCTTTTTCCAGCCCGGCGAAATGTATGTTGCATGGTAGAACATTGCATTTTCCAGGCCCGGCAGTCTGAAGTTTTCTAACAGAACTTTCTTTGCCACTAACTCAGATTCACGCCACAATTCCTTATGGATTGGTTTAACTTTGTAGCCGGTTTCACAATACCATGAGAATTGACAAATTACTTTTTCATAGATCACGTTTTTCTGATACACAACTCCACAAATTGTATCAGCAAACTTTCCTGATTCTACCCTATTAAGAGTAACCTGTGCTACCGCAACCCGACCTTCAAAAGGCTCACTAGCGGCTTCCCAGTAGATGTTGCGTGTCAAACAATCCAAGGATCGAATTTTTTCTGTAGCCGACACGTAACCAGCAGGCATTGATTCAACACCTGCGCGGAGATTGTTTAATTTGTGATTGCATACTGCAATCACCACAAGGGCAATAATCCAAAGTCCCACAACTCGGAATGCTCGCAGACTCCAAATTACGATTTGATCGCTGATATAGGTTACTTGTGCTTTCATGGTAGTTTTACTTACTCAGTTGATTGCAGAACCGGCCAAAGACCGGGACAAAATGGGTAATTTTTGTTATTATAATAGTATATTATGATTCTTTGCCGGTGTCAAACAAATGTCGTTTTTGTACCACGGTGCCCCAATGTTCAGCATCAGGCAATGCTGGTTTCTTTTTGGTTATCACTTTCCACAATCTAGAAAAATCAACATTAATTTGGATAAAATCACGCTGATCTTCCGGTACATCATCTTCTGTATAAATGGCATTCACCGGGCATTCAGGAATACACACTGCACAATCGATACATTCGTCGGGATTGATTACAAGAAAATTTGGACCTTCATAAAAGCAATCCACTGGGCAAACATCTACACAATCAGTATGCTTACACTTTATACAAGATTCAGTTACAACATGGGTCATGGTAATTTACACACCGGAATTGGTTCCATCTTGTGTAAATTTTTTGCACGAATTGCTCGATACTTATTAAGATTTGTTTTTTCGGTACTGGTTACAGACTGGTCTCCGGACTCGTCCAACCACATGGTTCGTTCCAAGTCAGGATAACTCATACCCAGTTGTCCTTCATCTGTGCGGTCGTCATCCCAGAGTCCGTCAGTGGGTTCGGCGTCAATGATTTCCTGGGGCAGGCCAAACTCTCTGCCCATGTCCCATACCGTAGTTTTCATGCAGTCCCCAATGGGACTGATATCCACCCCACCGTCGCCGTACTTGGTAAAGAATCCTACCCCAAAGTCTTCTACC